CATTGCTAAAGTGGACGAAGGTAAAACGCGCGTTTTCGCTGTGGGACCTCTTGACCATACAGTTGCATCTAAGATGTACTTCATGGGTTTTTGTGCCCATGTGATGGAAAATAGGATCTACAATGAGATAGCGCTAGGCATCGATGTCCACTCAGCTCAGTGGCACGACCTGGCCATGTTCTTGCGACACAAGGATAGAGTCATAGCTGGTGACATTGAGAACTTCGACGGTTCTTTGTGCAGACAGATTTTGGAGAAAGTTGGCGACGTTATCATCGCGTGGTATGACATCGGTGGTCAAACTGAAGAGGAACGGCGCATACGCACTGTTCTTTTCAATGAGGTCATCAATGCTTACCACAATTGTCGTGGACGTGTTTATCAAAGCACACATTCCCAAACATCTGGGAATATTCTAACGACGATAATTAACTGTCTCTTTCTGAAGTTTGTGTGTCGACTAGCTTTTGTTGAAGCTGGAGGTTTGCTGTCGGAATTCAAGAAAATGGTAGCGTTATGCACGTACGGAGACGACAACATATTGGCTGTGTCTGAAGCGGCCCCTGCTGAGTACAATCAGCGCGGGTTGACTAAGATATTTGCACGATTCGGACTGACTTACACGGACGAGGCGAAGAGTGGGAGAGAATTCGAGTTTCGTAAACTAACGGAAGTTGAATTTCTCAAACGCTCTTTTCGTTTTTCCCCTGAATACGGACGTTGGGTAGGGCCTCTAAGGCTTGATGTCCTAACCAACATGATGGACTGGCAGAAGAAGAAGATGGATCCGATAGAGCAGATGCGAACTAATTTCGAAGTTCTTCAGAAGGAATTAACATACCACCCTGAAGACAAGATGTACATCTTGGAACAGTACGCACGGCTTTTTCGGAAACATGGCGTGGCCGTGGAAGTGAGGAATCGAAAACGATTGATTCTTGATCTGATGCGGCAGACTTACAGCGTGAACACTCCTCGTGATAACAAGCGAGATGAAGAAGGAGGAGAAGCTGTTGTAGGTGACGAGCTGGACTATTAAGACCGGGATGGCTCGGTGGCAGCCCCACTAATATCCCAATCTCGCAAACTTAGGTTAGAATGGGTAGACTAACTTAATTATAAATAATACCTGCTAATACTAATGATAATAATAATTCTAATACTAATGAAAATAGTGGTAATAATAGTACTAATACTCTTTCCATTGCTGAATCTGTAGTATCAACTGTGGGTACGTTGGCAACAACGGCACCTTCAGTGATGAACGATCCCATGACCGTTCACCATGAAGATGCAACCCCAGTTGTAGATTTGACCCTCGATAACAATCATTACCCCAAAAAATTTAATGATATTGAACACTCGTTAGATCAAGATTTGGCAAGAGAAGCTATAATTTATAAATTTTCAGGCGACAAACAAACTGATTATTTAGATTTTAATAGGACTGATATACCCCGATATTTGATGGCGATTAACCCGCTTGAAGCTTTGGCGAGAGCTCAGGTTATTCGCCAACGACTGGCCCATTATAAATATTTGTTGTTTGATGCGATTAAAATTAAAGTCAAATGGAATACTGGTATCAACATGGACGGGATGGGTATTTTGTGGTACGACTTTGCGCCCGGACTCGACACTGCGTGTGAAAACTTGACGTGTGTTTCGGGAACTCCGAGTTCTTGTATCGCAAATTACTCTGTTACGAACTCTGTTGAGCTCAGGATTCCTTTTTGGCTTCCATCGGATAAGGTTAATATTTCACAGCTGCTTGTGTTTGGGAAAAATGATCCCTCTATGTTTTCTCAGTACAATCAGTCTGTTAGGTTATTGTTTAATCACATTTTCCCCCCTTATTTACAAAATCAACATTTACATTTTACAGTATATGCCAGCTTTGAGAACCCTCGCGTGGAAGGTCAAACGCTTAATGCTGTTGAAATTCTTACAGAAATGGCTGCTAGAAAGGATAGAGATGAGAGTGAGATTTTCCATTTGCAAGGTAATCTAGACTCGGAACCTGTACAGCAAGGACGTTCCGGCATCATCAGTGGTGTTGCTGGACATGTTGGTGCTATCGGGAACCTTTTGTCTGGAGTACCTGTAATTGGAACTGTTGCGAGCACTGTGTCTACTGCTGCTAATATAATTGGTGGCATAGCCGGTATGTTCGGCTTTGGCAAACCGTTATCTGTAGAAACGACAACTAAAGTGATTAACCGACCGTTTCGAGGTTTGGGTATTCCCGTTGTGGATGACCACTCAGAGAATTTGGCTAATCAGGCTATTACTAATACTAATCCCAAATATTCAAATTTTATAACTACTAAAGACGAAATGGATTTAGAGTATGTAGGTAGGAATTCGGCTATCATAGATACATTTTATTTTGACATGGATAATGAACATGAAGATATTCTATGGCAGACTATAATTGCTCCTAGAGAAAATTTCAATGCAGATTTTGGTTTGTATAATACATATACTACCGGCCAATTTGTGTTAAATAATTTCGATTTGTGTGCGTTTGAAACTTGTGATTTGGAATTTGAAATTAGTAAGACCCCTTTTCACAATGGTGTAATAGAGGTAAGCTATATGCCTGTCACATCGGACACCGGTGCGGGTGTACATACATCAGGCGGAGACGAAATTCAATCAGTTCTTAAAACGGAGTCATTCTCACTTGTTAATTTGACTAGATTTACTTTCAGTATCCCTATGATTTATGAAACGAGATGGATGAACGCATCTCAACCATTCGCATCAGTTCTTGTTAGAGTTATTTCTCCATTGAGTACTAATGAAAATATTAATCCTAGAGTAAGGTTTACAGTAGCATTGTCATATAAGGGCTTGCGAGCATGTAATTTCCGACCCGCTAAATTTTTCTCAACTGCTAAGTATTTTACCACAGCTGATAGATCTAACGTGTTGGTTCCTTTTAATACTCAAAGTGCCCCCGGCGACGAAGTAGATGAAGAAGTCTACGATTGGCAAATTAACATTGGAAATGCAGAAGACGCTGTGACGTCAACTTTTGGTGAACCCCATCGATTAGACGAAGAAGATGTCGCCATTACGACAGGTGATGTCACTCGAAATTTGCGACCCCTCACTAGAATTTTCTCATCAGCACCTCTTGTGCCGGCAAACAGTGTTCCTGGTGCTTATTATATGAAACGCCATGAATTCTTAAATCCTTATGACACATTTATTTCTAATAATACTCAAGCTTTGCATAGGTACCCCAATATTTTCACAATGTGCGCCATGTTATACTGGTTTAATCGTGGAGGTTTTCGTTACAAGTTAGGCTCATCGAATCGTGGACTTGGGAACAAGAACATGATACTTGCTGCGCCCGACCGAGACACAACTCAAGCGTTTTTGCCAGGATACTACAATTTGGA